TTCCCAGAGCGGACCGAATAGTCCGCTTGAGGTGGGCGGGTATCATTCCGCCGGTATTATTTTTTCCATGACTGCGATATCGTCTTTCGTGTCTATGTCACATGTGTAATCGTTGATCGCTGTCCAGTTTCTCCGGTTCTTATTGACGTTCGTACCTTTGATCACGGCCCACAGCTCCCACATGATCGGACGCCTTTTGAATCTCCCCGCTGCATCGAGCTTCTTCACTCTGGCTATAGCTTGCTTCAGGTGATTTGTGTCAACGACCTTCAGTGCAAACGGTTCGATCCATTTCTTCGGATAGTTCTCCGCAAATGGCTGCATCGAACCGAAGAGCTCGATGTCATTCGTCTCTGCCTCGACAATTCTTTTGATCGCTTCAGGCGAGAATACGACATCGCCAAAGATGTAGCACGTCGGTTCATTCGTTGGATAGAATGCTTCGCACCAGTATCCTGTCGGTGAATATCCGGATCCATACTGATAATCGTTCTCATGTTTAAGAACCGGAACCCCAAACTTCTCAAATGCCGAATCGTTTGAGCTGATCGCTATATCTTCGACGCCGTTCTCTTTCAGCAGCCGGATCGTTCTGGCGACGATCTCTTCGCCATGAATTTTGGTTAAATGCTTCGGTGTCTCCCATTCGGAATACTTTCCTCCACACATGATGATGTATCTCATTTCCTGCATACCTCTTCGAGCATATGCTTTGAGCTCCAGTTCTCCGCGAGGATCAGGCAGCCTGTTCTTCTGATCTCTGGGTTTTCTGAGCTCATGGTAAATTCTTCGAGCGTGTGAAGGTAAAGCAGCCAGTCATCCAGCTTCTTTATCCGTGACAGGCTCTGCTTGTTATCGAAGTGTCGCTTGAGCGCTACGACGTTCTTTGCTGCATGATGGATGTAATTGTCTTTCTCCAGACATTCAAGAATGAACAGCGCGTCTTCACCGAACCGCAATCCCTCTTTATACCAGATGCCCTGAAGAAATTCCCTGCGCAGCAGTTTGTTCCATACGCCATACCATTGCTTTGGCAGTTTGCTTAAGTAGTATGTCCCGTGTTCGTTTGTGTATTTCAGAGCAGTCTTGTCGAGCTTTTCGTAATACCTGAAGTGATTCAGCTGATGTATGTTAGCTCGCGGATCTTCCGCTATAACTGCAGTGTATGTGTCATATGCATTGCGTATCATCTCATCATCAGCATCGAGGAATGTTATCCACTCTCCTTCTGCTGCAGCCATGCCCTGATTTCTTGCGCTGCCTGGGCCTTTGCCGAATCGATTATCTATCATGATGAATCGCTGATCTCCTGCCGTCATTTGAATGACGATTTCTTTGCTGTTGTCTGTGCTGCTATCGTTCACAAACAAAAACTCGAAGTCACCTTTCTGCGACTTCAAGCTCTTAACGCACCTGCCGATCCATCCGGCTGCGTTCCAATATGGAATTATTACACTAATCATCTATCCTGATGTTTCTCTGTCTTGCTGTTCTCTTCATCAGCTCCAGCCCTGCTCCGGTCAGCTCCTGCGTGTCTCTTACATGCATCGTGTTGTGAACGGATCCGGACAAGCTGATCAGGTTCCACGGTTCCCATTGGTATTCGGGGAACTTGTCAGCAGGAAAGATATGATGCACCGTGTCCGCCTGGATGCGTTTGCCATATCGCTTTGATATCTGGCACATGTATCCGTCTCGCATCAGTATCTTCTCTCTGAGTTTCTTCCAGCGTTTTGTTTTATAGTTCATTTCTTCGCGTCTCTTGACGATATAATTTTATCATGCCTGCTTGTGGCTTTATGTACACTTCCTCCGGTATGCTTTCAGTGCTTCTTCTGCTGCCTGTTCCGCTTTCCATCTGAGCTTGCCACGCACATAATCATCGCTTGTCATGTGCAGATCTGTCGTGATTTCCCACCAGCGCATGCCCCTGATATACCAGTCCTTTAGCAGTCGCTGGTAAATCGGATCCTGAATCATTTCGATAACGTTCTCGATGTCAAGCCGGATCTTCTCTGCCTTCCGGAGTTTCTTTGCCTTATCGCGCTTCTTATCGACAAGCGCAGCAATCAGGATCTCCGTCTGGTCCTTTGCCGCAGATCCTCGAGGCATACCGTCTCCGATCGTCGACCTGATAGACGTCACACGCGCTTCAAGCTCCTCGATCTCTCGTTCGAGGTTCTCGACAGTGTAGCTCAGCTTTTTATATTGCGTTAAGAATTCCCTTGTGGTCATTGCCCCTCCGGTCATAACTCTAACGTGCTGCATGGTCTGCAGCCTTGATCATATTCGACTCGGCCACTCGCGCCTCATGTAGATCAGGACGGAGTAGCCCATGCCTTCTCCTGTATCTATGTCGGATCCGAACAGCTCACGGCCGTCCTTCTCGACAATGCATTTCGTAAATGTCCACTTATGCTTCAGCCCTTTGTTGATGAGTTTCTCGATGTATGCTCCGTCGCTCGGATCATTGATGATGCGCTCCAGCTGTGATCTGGTCAGTGCTCTGTCTGATACCATCGGCTCCGGCTTGATCAGATTCTTTGATCCGCTCCAGCTGCGCTCACTCGCAGACTGTCTGGCCATATATTCAGCAAGGCCCGCTATGCCATCCTCGCCCCATTGCAGGCGCTTGGTGTTTGCGAATCCTTTCTTCCATTTCGTTTCAATCAGGTCTCTGTCAAGTCCGCCTGACATGATCATGTGAACATGCGGTCTTGCTTCTGATCCGGATCCATCGCCCTTGTGATTGGATAGCGTGTAAACGTATTTGAACGGCGCGAGATCCGCATATTTCTTTTTCCATTCTCTCTGCAGGCACTTGATGAAGTTGTTTACCCATCTGGTTAATTCCTTTCGGTCCGCAGGAAGATGGTTCTCGTCACAGTTCAGCGTGACTGCTATGTCGCCTCTGTCGAAGTTAGCGTTGCACAGTCTCCGGAAGTACTTTCTTGCCTTCCTGTCGTTCAGCTTCTTCTGTGCCGGTGATGATTCTTTCATCTTCCGCGCTCTTGATAACGGCTTTCTGTATGGCGACAGGTTGAAGGCTTCGACCTCAAGATATTTATCTGTGACATATTTCTTACTTCGAATCATGGTTCGTGTCCGACTTGTTACTATCCATTTGAACCTTCATACCCGGGCTTTCACCGGGTAAGGTTTCCTATATTAATATGTAAACTACGTTGTGCCGGTTCCGGGACGGCAGGCCTCAAATGAGAGGAGCGATCGCGCCGCAGGCGATGCTTTCCGAAGTAAAGGGATAGATCTATATGCGCAGTTATTTCTGATCTGCAAGTGCTGCCTTCGGTGCCAGCCAGCTGATTGTCCGCTCAAGTTCTGAGATCCTTTTGTCTCGGTCCTCGATGATCTGCTTCAGTTCCATTTTTTCCTTGTGGCTTTCATGCCTCAGATCCGCTATCGCGTCTGTGAGGTTGTCCACCTTTTTACTAAGATCTGCATTCTCTCTCAGGATCTTCTTCATACGCTCCGCATCGAATTCTCCTTCCGGAATGACAGCTATCAGCATCTGTTCGCCCGCCTCTTTCATTGCTTTTCTTATCGTTTCCGCTTTTTCTTCGAATGCTGACTGTGTTGTTACCATATTTGGCGTCATCATGTCTTCCTCCTGTTCACTCAATATATGCTTCATTTATTCCTGTAATAGCTGCAAAGACTTGCTTGGCCGTAAGCCATCCGACCGGTTCTCCGTCATTAACCGCATCGCTCTTCAATTCGAGGAGCCCTTTATTATGCCTGGTAAACGGATCCACTCCTCCATATGTTCCGCGTCCATTAATGACTGAGTAAAAATTGCCATTGTGATATGCCCACGTCCTGTCGATCTGCAAGATCTTGTCAGACATGTCTTCCCATTCGATGCTGCTGTCATCGAGAAGCCTGCGGAGCTTTATCATCTCTTCTGTCATTGACATCCTCCGTGTTTACAATAATGTTTTCATCTTTTATTTCTTCCCATAATTGTCCGCAGATTAATGTGAAAGTCTTTTCGCCGTCCGGGATCGCATGCTCCAGATCTGAAGTGTGTTTGCACAGATCCGGATTGCAATCCTCGCAGCGCTTCATGTCACATATGAAAAGGACCGGTTTATCATCAATGTATATTTTCATTTTCTGTTTTCTTTCCTCTGCGCTCTGGCCTGCTTCCTCTTTGCCTTTCTCTTTTTCAGGATGACTCCGAGCTTGTGCTTCTGGCCTTCGGCAGCGTTCTGTGCTATCTTCTTTCTGCCGGCATCACGCCTGTTATGCCTGGCGAGCTTTCTGAGTTCCGCCCTTCCTGATGGAATATCCTGCTTTTTCATTTTTCCTCCCAATCTACTTTATGTCCGTTGCTGCATTCTTCACGTTTGTATAGCCAGCCTTCATTGTGAACCTGGCCATTGCTATAGATCCCGACAACATTTCCGCATAGAGGGCAAAAGTAGTCCGTAATCCCGTTGAGCCTGTTATGTCGTCCATTCAGCACAAATGCGTCTGTTATCAGTTCATCTATCGTTATCTGCCACATTTTTATATTTCATCAATAATCACAGTCCCTGTCGGATAATATACGATATGTCTTTTCCCGTCCTGATCATCAAATATGATTCGGTCGCTGTCGTAGTCGACATCGAACTTGCCTTTGTATTCTTTAATCAGGTTTCCATTTACGTCATATACCTTTACTTCGCGCTGTATTCCTTGGTTTGTTTCTGACTTCCAGCTTTTCCATTCTCGCTTCCCGGATTCTGTCCCGTTGTACCAGAAGAGCATTACGCATAATACAATCGCCGTTAACAGAACTGATGTAATAACTGCTGCGGATTCATTCTCTGTCATGAATCCGACCATTACCCCAAGTAAAACCGCGAACATCGCTATGATTAAAAAAATAACCCATCCTGTAAATGGCATATTATTCCTTCCTCCCATTCCACAAAATATTTGAGATCCAGCTAATGATTTTATAAACATGAAGCTCTTCATAGATGCACTCGATGAACGTTCTCCATGCTTTTTTAAATTCCAGCACATCCTCTTCGATGGTCTCTTTTGGCTCCATGTCACTCCTCTGCTTCGATTACTGTTGGTGCGTGATGAACCCATGCTGGCGGGATCCCGACATACTCTCCGACCGTTTCGCCGTCGCTATTTGTTATATAGATTTGACTAAGTAGCATGTCGGCGTCTATGAGTCTGCCGTGCGGCTCCGGAACCTCGATTATGTCGTCGCATCTGGAGAGCAGGCCATCTGCCTTGAAGATCAGCGTCAGGTGCTCTTTTGTCATGTTCTTGATGTATACGCCCATCACTCGACCTCTCTTTCCGTCACTTCTTGAAGAATGACGCAATCATCATTATCGTTGTCGCTGTTGCGAATCCAAGCAAATAGACTTCTATCATCTGTGGAAGATTTAATGTGAATGTCATCTCTCGCCCTCGCTTTCCGTCTGCAAAACCTCATACATCAGTTCAATATCTGTTACATCGAGTATGATTGGTCTTATATTTTGTAGACCCTCAAATCTAATGTTCGTCACATTTCCGAATCCGTCTCGCGTAATTGCGCACTCTTCACAAATAACAGTGATTTCTCTACCACTCTTCAAACGAATTACAAGTTCACTCATTCGCTACTCCTTTCCACGGACACCCCTCTTCCGTATATCGGTCAAGGCACTCCGCAATGGTCATGCGTTCGGTGTAGTATTTTTCGTGTTCATCGTCGTAGAGCATCACAGTTACCACCTCGTCTGCATCAATCAGTCTCATCGTCTGCCCCTTTCGCCTTTTCTTCTTCGGCTTTTGACTTTTTCCAAAGTCTCTTGCATCGTTCGCAGATTATTACATCTTCGCCTTCCTTATTTACCATCGGATAGCCTCGTCTTATAGGCTCACCACACGCATAGCACTTACTCATTGTCTGCTCCTTTCCACGACTTTGGTAATGGCATCCATGCAACAACCTCTTTGCTGTCTGCTATTACAATTTGGTCATACACAGGATTATTTATTAACACATACGCCGTATCGCCATTAATCCAACCGCATGCAACATAACCAAGACTAAGTGTCATTAAGACCATTTCACATTCCGAAATCTCGTCAACCCCTTTCGGTAACCTCTCGCTACAAGGAATCCACTCTTGCGGTCTGTCTGCGGATGGCAACGCCTTTACAGCATCGAAAAACGCAGAATTGACCACATATGGAAGTTGAAATGCTATCCTCATCACATCTGATTCTTTGAGTAATCTGTCACTCATCGGCCGCTCCTTTCCACGGCTTCGGTAATGGCATCCACGCATTTGCACCATCATGCTCTGCAATATAACTTCCATCCTCAATATCACAGAATCCAAGACCCTTGCTATATCTACAGATTACATAGCTAACTGGAAATCTATCATCATCCCATAAGACTACATATTGCCTATTTTCAGGTAACCTCTCGCTACAAGGTATCCACTCCCCTTGCGGTCTGTCTGCGGATGGTATCGCCCTTATCGCGTCTTCCATCTGTCGGTATCCGTAGCCTTTTACCGCATCGCATTCGATAAGTGCATTTAGTGCATCTTCTCTTTTAATCAGATCTTCCTTCATTTCTCCTTTATCCCTATCTCGAAGTCCATTGCGTCCATGAGTTTCTCGAATACGTCCATCCTCATGATTTTCTTTCCGCTTTCATAATTGCTTATTGTCTCCTGCGATATTCCAGTCAGCTTTGAGAGTGTAGTCTGCGTGATATGTCTGTATTTTCTGCAGGCTCTGACAACGCCTCCGTAGTCTTTCATGGATTATTTCTTTCTCCTTAATTCCAGCTCGAATCCCATTGCGTCCAGCATCCACAGCACATATTCGAACTTCGGCTCATGCACTCCTCTTTCCCAGCAGTTTATTTGTGACTTATGCAGCCCGGTCTTTTCTGCGAGCTGAGATAACGATATTCCAGCATAACCTCTGCATAAGCGAATAAGTTCTGATCCTCTCATCATCATAAGTATTTACCATCATATCTCTTCCTTATCAGGATCTCATAACCACATGCACGGCACACTGCTACGAAGCTGTCGACTTTCGGGCTTGCGTTTCCCTTTTCCCATTCGTAGACAATGGCCGAGCTCATTTTGATGCGTTTCGCCAGTTCCTTCTGCGTGAAGCCGGCGCGAGTCCTTAATGTCTTGATAATTAAAGCTGTGTCCATTTTGATTCCTTTTGTATACTAAGCGGAGCGGGACCGGGATTTTGTTTATTAAGTTTTTCAGAAATGTTGAGGTATTCACACAATGGATATTCCCCGCTCCGCCTGGTATCATCTGATGCTGCCTGACTGCACTCCGTTCTTTATGATCGCGAGATTGTCATATGCTCTCATGTTGTTCAAATAGTCGATAATGACGTTGATCGCGTCCTCGGCCGTGTAGCATGCTACGCAATAGTTTTCTTCCGCAGCTGCAGCTTTCATGAATTCTTTCTGTTCTCTGGTTATACGGTTGTCTCCGTATTTCATTTCTATATACAGGCCGATATACCCTGCACGTGCTACCGGCAGGTGCAGATCCGGGACTCCCGGAATCACTCCCATGCGCTTGAGCTTGGCCGCCTCGCGCATGTCTCTGGTTCCGCCGTTCGGACAATGATAGAGAAGTCTGAGCTCTTTGTGTCTGCCATCGACCATATTGGCCCACCAGAGCACCGCTTCCTGTTCATCTTCTTCGGTTCTGAGTTTTATATTTGTTGCCATTATTTTTTCCTGAATTTATTTGCTTCCGGACATGTCGCGAAGTGTGTCACATATCCGATCCCTGTTTCCTTTCCGGGATCTCCGGTCAGGCTGCAGCTTATGACTTCGCCATTTGGCGTGACAATCTTGTCTTTCTTCCCCGGCCAGTATGCCACCGGCTGCGCATCGCATGGCATTGGCTTTCCGCCGATCTTAGTTTTGATCCACGTCAGCTCTGCTCCGCACGCTTTGCACCTTGACATCCGCCGCCCTCTCTTTCCGTCTGCTCTGGCAATGGCTTGATACCAAATGCCACATAGCCTTGTGCAAGTCCATAGAACGAGCCAAGCACATAAGTTATCTCATACTCTTTGTCATACAATGGGTGTCTTGTGTCTACGGAATCACCGCTCTTGCTTAACGGCTTAAATCTGACTATATCGCCTTTCTGAAAGCCTCTGTCATTGAGCCTTACTTCAAATGTCTTATCACCGAAGTGGACGCTATCAGCATAGTCCTTTGCTATCTTCAATTCGTGTACTCTGACTGACATCCGCTACTCCTTTCTCTAATGGCTCAGGCCATGTGATGCAGCTGTCCTGTTCAATCTCATGGCCGTCTTCGTTTATGTCGCCGGGTTTTCCCCATGCACAATCTGTCATATTAACCTCCTGAAAGTTGGATCCGGGACGAGGTCGCCACATGCCAGCGGGGACTGTCGCGTGTATCCTTATTAAATTGTCTTATTGAGTTGTAATCTCGTCCCGGATAACTTGCTTTATGTAGACGCTGGCGGAGTGCTCTGATAAGCAGCGCAGAGCAGGAGATTTACAAGATGTGCCGCGCACGGGCTCCGCCTGCGGTTCTACCTGTAGTGATAGTTGTTTTTATATATTCTTGGTCGTTGCCTTTTCGGCTTGTTTATAGTCTCTTCATCTATGATCACCGGTTCCGTGATTTCTCCGGTCGTCGTAAATCCTATCCGGCGTACTGCAGCAACAGTCCTCTTGATGTGTTTCCGTGAATAGAAGATGAACCACATCGCGTTCTGATCAGGATCCTCGATATAGCCGATATAGTCGTCGACCATCATCATTTCTGATATGGTATCTCGCTGCTTATCGATCGGTGCAGCGAGCCAGTCGTCGTGATTCAGGACTATCGTATGTCTGACTTTTTTCATCGTCTCGATCTCATTTCTGCTGTGTCGAGAATGTACTTCATTTCTTCGAGGAATACCCGCCAGTCTTCTATCCTTGCGATCAGGTATCCGTTCTTCTTTGTCATTGCCAGGACTCGTCCATGTCCTTCGACTATTTTGATCCCGGCAGCTGATGATTCGTATGTGAGATACTGAGTGCCCTTCCCTTCGGCTTTTCTCAGGATGGCTTCGGTATCGAGATTAAAATATGGAAATTCTATAAGTCCGTCCTTCATCACGTTCTCCTATCCAAGGAATGAAAGCATGAATCCGATGCCGATCATGCAGCAGAATCCGATGAATCCTTCTGCGTAATCCTTGAGCTCTTCGATGGCTTCAAGCCTGCGGAGCTCTCTTCTCTCCTGTATGATCATTGCTCTGATTTCGTTATCGCTCATATCAGTTCCCCTTTCTCTTTCACGGCCTTCAAGAAGACCTCTGCATCATGGTCCAGAATGAAACGGACGGAGCGCCCGTGCTTCTCGGTCTTGATCGTGCCTTTCCGGCCCCAGTCGTAAACAGTCTGCGGTTTTACTCCGAGCCGATCTGCGACCTGTCCTGCTGTCAGGTATACCGATGCCATGCTCCGTCTCCTTTCTCCTCTGCATCCAGCTGATATCGTTCTTTAAGATACAGACTGTCAAGTCTGTATCTTCCGTGTTAACCGTAGGTTAGCACGGAGTGTTTAGTTTTACTAAACTGAACGAGCAAAAAAATATGGCACAATCATTTCCGGTCCTTCTCTCAATAGCGTGAGAGTCAGTTCCATCTCATCCTGTGTCCATTCCGCGTTGTTGTTCAGCTTAAGGCTCAGCGTCGCTTCTGCCATTCCGAGTGCTTTTGCGAAGGCTGCCTGTGTACCGAAAACTCTCTTTATTCCGCCTTTTAGCGTACTGTAATCATATTTTATAGATTCCATCATTCCACCTGCAGTTCTTTCAATAGTTTAGTTTTTCTAAATATTAATCTTTATTTAGTTTTTTGTCAATATATTTATTAAGATTTTCTAAATAATTATTTCTTTTTTCTAAACTGTGTGATATTCTTTTGATAATTCTAAAAATGAGGTTTTGTTATGAACATTAAAACTGACCGTTTGAACGCTGCATTTCAAGCATCCGGGTTGTCTCAGGCCGAGCTTTGCAAGAAGACTGGCATCACCAAAGGTGCTTTGAGCTCTTATCTTTCCGGGAGGTATTATCCGAAGCAACAAGCATTGGATAAGCTCGCGCAGGTTTTGCATGTCTCTGTTCCTTACCTTATGGGTTTTGATGCTCCTGCGTCGGACGCTTATTTGTCAGTAGACGAGCAGCATCTGCTGGATCTATATCGCTCATTGAACCAGATCGGGCAGCGTAAGGTTCTTGAGAACTTGGAAGATCTTGCTTCAATAGATAAGTATATAAAAAATAACCAAGGCGACCGCAAAGCGGTTTGACTCCTGGCAGCGGAGGTGATCTTATGGCAATCAAATATCTCCCGGACGGGCGAGCGAAGCTGATCGTCTCGATGGGATCCGCGTCACGCGGGAACCGACGGCAGCGCACGAAGATCGTCAGGTATAAAGGCAAGAAGGATCTTCTGCGGCAATACCGCGAGTTCGAAGATCAGTGTCTCGCGAGGCCGAATGAAGATCTGACCGTTCAGGAGCTTGTCGAGGCATATATAGACATGCAGCGCATCAACGGCCTGAAGGATACGACCATCAAAGGTTATGAGTCTATCGCACGTCGCCTAAATTTGGCTTTTGCGGGCATAAAAGCTCATGACCTAACAGCTTATCAAATCAATCGATTTATCGCGACAGCGGCAAAAGGCGACCCGTCCCACGGGTATAAGACGCCGTCTTCCCCGAAGACAATCAAGGGATATATCAGCCTGCTGCGGTCCGCATATACCATGGCCATCAAGAACGGAATGCTCAAAGATAATCCCTGCAGATCCGTCACGATACCAAAGCAGAAGAAGCCGGACATCAGGATCCTTACCAGCGAGGAGCTGGTCCTGTTCACAGCGGCTCTGTCTGATCTCGATCTGGATCTCCGCGTCTGTTATGAGCTCGCATTGTTCTGCGGTCTCCGGCGCAGTGAAGTCATGGGGCTCAAATTCGATGATGTCAATACAACGTGGTCGACAATAAAGCTCGTCCGGACCCGACACCAGCTGCGAGGACATGAAGATATTATTCAGGGTATGAAGACCGAACAGTCGCGAGGCACCGTAGCCGTTCCCGCCTTCGTCATGGATGATATCAAGAGGCTTATCGAAAAGAACCGCAACAATCCATACAGCGACTGTGACTTCCTGATCCAGCGCTTCGGTGAGCCAATGCGTCCGGATCTTGCCGGCAGGAGCATTAAGCGCTTCACAGCCTCGCATGGTCTTCCGGATGTCACAATGCACGGCCTGCGACATACCTTTGCATCAATGTTGAATGCTTCCGGTCAGTTCGATATCGCGGAGATCTCCGCAGCTCTGCGTCACTCAAATATCAGCACCACACTCAATATTTATACCCATCTATTTGAAGATGCGACCAGATCTTCACGCCGAATTGCTGACTTCATGCAAAAAGGTGTCTCCGGGGTTTCTCAGGAAAATGAAAAAACCGCTGAAAATCAATAGTTTCAGCGGTTTTTTGTGGCGGAGGACATGGGACTCGAACCCTCGCAAGTTAGTGTTTTCTGTTTTTTCTATTCCTGTCTACGTTCGCTGAAAGTACTGAAATTTCAGCGTTTGTCCGTTGTATGCCTTGAAAATACTGGATTCTTGCCTTTTCGGCTTTTCCTCAAAAAGGTGTCTCATGTGTGTCCCGTATCCGGCTAAATTATGTCCCGGATGTCACATTCAAGCGCATCTGCCAGCGCGAGCACCGTTTCGACAGCTGCTCTTCGGATGTCATTATCGCCTTGTTCGTAGTGCTGCAGCTGTCTGACCTTGATGCCGGCCTTATCTGCGAGCTGTGACTGTGACAGTCCTGCCTTCTGCCTTATCTTCTGAAGTTTTGTCTGCATGATATATCCCTCCATGTCTTGATTTATATCATGAGATCTTATGATGCGCAAGAGCCTTTGTGTGATGGCATTTTGAAGCACGACAGCTCTTTTCTTAACATATCATTGTTCTTGACTAAGTCGATGTCAATGTATATTCGGCATATGCTATCACCCTCTTCATCCGTTATAAGCGGATCATGGCAAGCCGTATGCGTCATATACTCCATCTCATTATCCCAATAATCAATCTCCTGATTTTCGGCTGGGCATAATTCAGTTTTATAGAATGGGCATTGATAAATCTGTCTGTGATTCATTTTTTTCTCCTTTAATAGTCATATTCATAAGCTGGCGTGATCACGCTGTCCCATATTGGCAGCAGGATCTCAGGATCATTTGCTTCTTCCCTTGTGAGATCCTCATCTGCAATCGTTTCGCAGAAGATCTCGTATATGAAGCTGTATTCGTAGCCTGTATCGTCTTCTACCTGACAGAGCGCGTCGCCAAGGTCGTCTTTGTCCCTGGCGAATGCTGCGCTCCTGATTACTTTGTCAACGTGCTTGGTCTTTTCTTTAGTCCACATGATGTGCCTCCTATCCTATTACTTCCTTTATAATCCATTCTGGGGCTTCTTCATTCCATGATGGCCATTTGCCCGTCTCTTCATATACCTCATCCATCATTCTTCCGATAGCTACCTCTGCAAGGTTTGCTCCATTCTTTCTTGCGATCTTTATCAGATCGCTGTATGTATATTTGTTCATCGTTGTACCTCCTTATTCTGCCGGGGTTCTGGCCGCCCCGGCTCGGCTTGTTTGTTGTTATGCTGTTAAGATCGGGCACATTGAGTACTTACCTGATGGGTAAACGCTCTCAGCGTTTCTGATCTCGCTCAGCCCCTTTATGATCCTGAGCTTCTTTGTCTGCCTGCCGTCTGTGACGGTGATCATCTGAGCTGTTCTTGCGATAACCTTGTATGTCCATACACACTCATGATCGCAGATGCTTCTGCAGCTATATTCTTTCCCGATTTCGAACTTCTTCATTGCTTTGTCCTCCTTGTGTTTATCTCTATTTGTTGTCTTAATTATATCCTTTTAACGGTATAATGCCAAGAAGAAATGTTAAATTTCCCTTGAAATTTCAACGTTTTCAGGCACGAAAAAAGACCGGGATTTTGTCCCGGTCTTTTCCCGTATTGCAGCAGGAGGAATTCTGTCGTCCTTCCTGAGACGACCTGTTTTAGTCTGTTGAGCTGTTGTCATCGAACCATTCCGGCTTACCTGTCCCAGAAGCAGCGATCCATTTCTTGAAGATTGATGTCATATACCAGTCTCCCTTCAGGACCGTGAAATAGTATTCGGCTACCGTCAGGATCTCTTTGGTTTCTTTCGGCTTTAGTGTTATGAGAAATAACATTTGCATCCGGAGCCCGTCTTTTTCCAGCTTGTCCAGTCTTTTCTTGATGTTAGCGATTCCCTGATCTTCTTCACGCTCTTTTTTTCTGTCATGTCTTTCAATCAGGAACTTGATAAACAGGATCAAGTTCCCTCCGCCAAGAATGCCGAGTAATATGTTCTCTGTCATATGATCACCTCGCTTTATTTGTACGGAGGGTTTACGAAGCCAAGGAATGCTGACTTCTTCCTCGTGTTCTTTGATACGCCGTTTACATTGCCGTCCCACGTTGTGACTTTATTTCCGGATCTGCTCCAGAATAAGCAGGTGTGAGTCGGTTTGAGCTTCTTTGTTCCTTTGAAAACGATCGCGCCTTTCTTCGCCTTTGTGAAGTCCGTCTTGATCAGTTTTTTCTTGTTGAAGTATTTCATCAGGGATGGAGCATGCCACCAGTATCCTTTTTTCTTGGTGTTCAAGTTTTTGAGCAGCTGGCTTGCTACCGCTGCCTTTTTAACGACAAGGCAATAGATGACAAATAGAGTACACCACCCGGGGATATACCCATATGCTGCAGGCATCTGGCCTTTTTTATCTATGCCAGCTTGGCCGGCAAAGTACTTTGTGAACTTGTTTGAGTATTTCTTGCCGTCTTTGCCGTGGTTTGTCCTGGTCGCATATTTCCCTTTCTGTGTGGATGCGAAAGTAACTACTTCGAATCCGATATCAGTTGCATTCGTCGTGGTTGTTGTTGCAGCTGTTTTTGCCGCTGTTTTGCTGGAGGATGAAACTTCTCCCGGATAGCATTCTGTGTGGATTGCATTGCCCATATATGATGCGCTGATCTTATACCCGGAGCTGTCGTATCCGTCACAGTATGAGTATCTGTGATTCGGCAGTTTTTTCAGAATTGCAATCAATGACTTCCGGCCAGACAGCGTGTCAGTCTTTCCTGCGATAACAAAATCGGCTGCATAGCCGGTAAGATGTCTGGAATTGCTGGCTGCTCCCTTGAGAGTGCTATTATACGCTTTGCATCTAAGGCCTGACGTGATCCGCATCGGCTTCCCGATCTGTGTTCTGATCGTCTGCAGGTTGGCCAGCTCGACGGCCTTCATCTGCACCGGGTAACCAGCGCAGTACTTTCCGCCGCATTCACACTTGAATTCTTCAGGCTCAAAGTTCTTGCAGATCTTGCGAACATTGTAAACGTGTCGAGCCAAAATGTCCGTGTCGGGTCCCCAGATTCCATCTATGTTTTGTTTGCGCGTGAAGTACTGCTTCTGGAATTTCTTGATGTTCTCTTTGTTGTATTCTCCGAGTCCCAAGAATTTGAAATATGCCTTACGCTTCGCCGTCGTCAGTAATGCCATCGTCATCACCTTCCTCTTCATCCGCCGCCTGCTCGTCGTCATCTTCGTATTCGTCATCGTCATCTGCGAAGAAGTCATCCTCTTCATCTTCGTATTCGTCATCATCCTCGAAGCCGAATCCATCAGCCTGAATTGCCATTAGCTGACCCAGCAGATTTTCTTTTTTCGTCAGCCTGCTTATGATGTCGGACGCATAGTTCGAGCCTCTGGATATCAGGATCCCGGTAAGAATCATGTCTTTTATTGGGCTCAGCGAGAATCCGCCATACAGATCCGCTACAACATGATTGAATAGCTGCAGTTCAAAAGACTGAGCGATGAAGATCCCGAGCAGGATCGAGATGAGCTGCGTCACAGCGGTTTTGTACTCGCGCACTTCGATCATGTTCCAGATGGTCTTGAAGTACTCGATCAGCGCTTCTACGAGGACAGCGCCCATGATGATTAATGCAATAGCTTTCATTTAACACCTCCAATTAAAAGGCCCGCCCTGAGGCGAGCCCTGCTTTCATTATGCCGCGAATTTTAAATATGCTGTGCGAACTTTATCGTCGCTTGTATAAACGTATTCGAGTGTAGTATTAAGATTTGCATGTCCGAGCAGCTTGCTTATTTCTTGAATTTCCATTCCTCTGTTAGCGAGGCTCGTAGCAAATGTTCTGCGGAAACGATGCGGATGTACGTTTGTGATCCCAGCTCGTTCCTCGATCATTTTCAGTATGTGTCGAACGCCACCTGGATTAAGCGGCTCCCTCCATTTGTTGTAAAATAGGAAATCTCCCTGAACGGTTCTGCTCGTCAGATATTCGACAAGGTGCTTGTTCGCAAGATCGTTGATGTAAACGGTTCGTTGTTTCGAGCCTTTACCCTCCCGAACTTTGATTGCCAGGGAATCGAAATTAATGTCTGATATGCGGATCGTGCATAGTTCCGAAACTCTGACGCCTGACGATAGCAGAAATTCTATGATTGCTCTTTCCTTCTTTGTTTTGCATGCGGATCTCATTGCATCGATCTCGATCGCTGAGAACGGCAGCCTGACTTTGTTCTCGAACTTGATTTTCGAAATCTTTCTGCATGGATTCTTTGGAATCATTTCTTCATCAAGCAGCCATACAAAGAATGAATTAATCATGATCCGAGTATTTTCAAGTGTTCGATTCGACACGCCTCTGTTCTTTTCGAACGCGAGAAAATAGCGGATATCTGTGACCGTCATGTCGGTGTAATTCTTTTGGATTGCTTCGAATAATTTCTTTGCGCATCGTTCATAAGCATCAATCGTTTTCTGTGAACGTCCGGCAATCATGAGACACGCTTTGTACCGGTTCAGGATCCGTTCGTTGTATCCCTCATACGGCACTATCGCCTGAGTCTGTTTTATTACCTCGTAATCTCTGAGGATGATCGCCATTTCTTCTGACACGACCTCGACCTCTTCCTGGTCAAGTCGGTCAACAAGTGCTTCGGTGACATCGGATATAAGTTGCGATTTGAAATCTGCCATAAAAAGTACCTCCTTTGACATGATCAAACGAGGCGTGGTATAATAACCATGCCTTCGGGCGAGTCACGCTCTTGTTACTTTGACGAGTCGGAGCGTGACTCTTTTATTAACTTCTGGCATGGATTATAATGTCAATTTGCTTCGATTTCAAGAAAAATTTACTGACTTAAAGGTCTATTTAAGTCAGTAGCTTATAAGGTGTATGTCCAACTTCGGTCTGACCCATATCCATACCTGACTGCATCAATCGTCAAGTTTTCTTGGTCTATTACAAACACATCGTAAGCCGTTTCGTTTGCAGTTCCTAACGCATTTGTTCGTGTGTCTCCAGTTGTGAGTGCGTCCAATCCTGATGTAGTTGTGCAGATATAAAGAATACCGTTGAGAACATCAGATGCGTCTCTATGTGTGTGTCCGCAAATACAAGCTATAATTTTCTGTGAATATTCTTCAAGCACATCTCCACAATCTATAGCATCTTCAAATTCTGCACTTGGCAAAGATGTGTTCAGCGCTCTGTGCGAGAATATCAAAGCATTGTATCCACTTGGCATTGTTGACAATGCGGTATTTAGGAACGTGTTAACATCAGTTATTGTATATCCGTCCCTTGGTATGCTATCGACAAATACATATCTGACCGCTTGAACATCATCATCTCTGTATGCGTTACACCCAATTTTCTCGTAGTAATTGAACAGCTTGCTGTTTATGGCTCTTTTAAAAGTCACATTGTATAACTCTGCGTTTGTAACATCGTTGCTGTTGTCAATAGCATCGTGGTTGCCCACTAATGGAATTACAGGACAAGCAGAGTCAATGACTTGTTCTACAACATAGTTAACATCGGTGAGTATGTCAATCGGCTGATTCGACAGATATGATGGAGCATCCCCACCAAGACAAATGAAGTCGAACGGCATCGCTTTTGACAGTTTTTTCATTGTTCGCAATCCAATAATGACCCCGTCTTTTGGCTCATATTTTGCTGAACTATGCTGATCCGTATTGAATCCAATCACTATAGGATTCCCAAGAAGCATTTTTGTCTGTAGTGCAGATAACACTCTGTTACATTCAGCTTCGGCATACTCTGGTATATATCTTTCGTTATCAACTTTGGAATGATATTTTACATAAGCGTATCTATACTGCTCTCGCCTTGTTGCTACTCTGAAATACTTGTCTGATGCAGTAAACGTATAGGATGCTTTAGCTGGCGTATTTATTCCTGACCCAGCAACATAATAGTTCAGTGTTCCATCGGACTTAAATGTTTGCAGTATAGGTCTTGATGCTTCGCCATGCGCTATAAGGTCAATGGAATCCCCCTCGTTACATTCATACAGCCTTGAAATCCACACGTTTGCTGTGTCAATCGTTGCAGACCCCTGATATGGTTCGTAACAGTTTGCAGAAGTTGAAGCTATGTCTAAATTGCCGAATGTATATTTAAATATATTTTTAGCAATATTCTTTTCAAGCATTAAAGATTTCTCTTGGTCAGAGTAACCCTCAAATGCCTTTTTAAAAGTGATTGTATAATTGCTTGCATCACTCGGAGATATATTCCCTGACGGCTTTGACAACAATATACGATAATAAGGAAACATAGCATTTACATGAACAGTTTTGCCCTCTGTCCAACCTACAAGTATAAAGGTTTGGGCAACATCATCCTTTTCATCGTAGGAAACTACATAAACCCTATAACCTGATGGAGCTGTTATAAATATATCCGTAAACAATCTCGCATCTATTTTTTCCCTTGTTGTCAATCTTGTGGATGATGGTGTTATTTCTGTTGATGAAGATATATCCAAGTTTTCAAACACCAACCCGAGGTCGGAAGCTGTAAACGTATCTTCATACGATTCAACATCATTAACCCTGTCGTTTACATCTTCGATTTTGTCATTTAACACTTGCGATGAAAGCGCTGGCTTTTCTGTGATTATTGGCTTAACCGAAAAAGCCACCGCACTTCTATCAGTAGAATATAGGTACAAGTTCAATGTATTATTTGTTGTACACTTAAATTCCTTGCCTGAATCATACCAAGTCGATGTGCCATTTACGCCTTTTACATATAACCAAGTATTAGGATATTCTACCGATGCGTTAGATTCAAACACATACGTTTTACCAGCTTTTGGCACAACGCTACCAATCCACCTGTTAGCATCTGCTGTAGGTGTGCCACTGATTTGTACGCTCCCATCCGAATTACGAGATAAGGTAAACTCCCCATATGTACCAACGGTTATTGGTATATATGAATAGTCCACAGTCATAGTTTTTAAATGTGACAAATCGCTCTTTAAATCAGAAACTTCCTGACTCAGAGCAGCGCCTTGATCCGCATAATATTTGCTGTTATTGTGGTATGTTGGGTCTGTGCTTCCAACGTCTACCCCGTTTCTTTTTCCTATTGCCCAGGCTTCCGAATCTGCAGAATAATTCTCGATCTGTTCTGCTTCGTCCTGGATCTGCGAAACGAACTGCTCGAACTGTGAAGGCGTGACCGGTGTGGTCTCGCTGCCGGAAACCTCTGCATCGTTGTTGATGGTCAATGCGAGGATCCTTGCTGTCGTCAGTCTGTCAGTTAGTTCGTCGTCATCAACGATGCTGCCAACCAGATTGACATATACTTTTGATTTGTGCAGCATCATTTCTGTTGGCACAATACAAGAGTTCTCTGCATCCAGCACAGTCGCTATTTTGTCATAATATGAGGACCAGACTGCGCGCACTGAATCATAACCGCTCCAGTTTTCACCAAGAGTGAAGACCGCCTTGATATATCCGACGGTGTTCGATGCATAATTTTCAAGACCTTCGGTCTTTTTCAGCTTCTGTTCATTTGCGCTGAATGTAATGCTTGTAGTGTTCATTCTTTATCTCCTTTATGACCATGTGCCTATGATCTCTGCCATGATAACTGACGATTTGTCGGACAGTTCTCCAAGATGCGACACATAATAACTTAACTGTGATGTTGATATGCCTGTAATGCTGGTGATCATATTTGCCAGATCATTTCTAGCAATGATGCTGGCATATTTTATTGATGCGCAGTTTAATGCTGCAGGGATCGCGATCGTATAAGCATTTGTATTGCGAAACCACCCGTTGCCAGATGATGTTCCTGTCGTGACCGTGGTGTTCCCGGAGTTGTACCATGCCTTGAGCGTTTTGTTGCTATATTTCTCATAGAACCACTTACCCGAAGTGCCTTGCTCGACAATGACCGAAGTCTGTTTCTGATGTGTTGAACCTTCGCTGATTCCGAGTGCTTCTGCAAGCGATGTACTCAGCGATCCGAGTTCCATCTTGTCGAACTTTTCAAGTAATACGTTGTATACCGTCTTGACGATCTTGAAACGGCCTTCGACTCCGTATCGAGGAAATGTCACGATTACCGAGTCGCATAGTTTGCAGTTCTGCAAGTTGATTAATCGAGCGTATTCGTCCGAATCCTGAAGTCGTACAAAATCGACAGTGATCGTCTGCTGTGGCAAGTATGGCTGTTTGCTCTGTAGGATGCTGTCGGCCATGTTCTCGACTTGCGCTTTTGTCGGTTTCGTCTCGAACTTTTCAGTTACATCGAGCGGAACGCAATCAACTCTGCCGGTGTACGAAATTCCGTCGGACAAGATCATGTCACCGATAACGATCTCATTATCTCCCGTCCAGTACGGAACTACCGCAGAATACGAGTCACCGTAGTCAGACGATTCGTTGAAGTCGAGCATATTCACTCCGTAACGGATCGAGAAGTATTTGTCCTCTCCTCTCCGTGACCAGAGTTTGACCGTCCACTTATCCCACTCGTATTCGCCCCCGAACGTATCAAGAATCGACCCCTCGACCCCTCCGAGCATTGACCGCACCGAACGTGGTACGCCGTCAGCAGCAGCCATATAAGCGACTCCAGATATATCCGACCAATACTCGAACGGATTATCAGGAGATGCTGTTTTCAGTATATCGAACGCAGCAGAAATACCGCTAATGTTGGTGCCGTATGCCGTCATTTTTGATTGTCGGTAACTTATATGTTTTGCATAAAAAGTGACCACTCCGTTGAGCGGTCTTGAATAAGAATAAATATCAAATGGCTGAACATCGTTGCTGTCATCGTGTTCGACCGCTATGATCCGACCGAGTTTGATCTTGTCATAATTCGCTCCGTCAACCGGATAAGAAAATTCACACTCATATATTCCGTTGCGTTCCTCGGTGACGATGCACTGTGTACAATCACGAAGTCGGCAGAGTCCGTTTGATACAAATTCTGTTTCGCTCGATTCGTAAAGAATTGGTATCATAGTCTCCACCACCTCGGTATTAAATCTATTTTTGTTATTGTGTTGTCAAATGTGAGAGTCGTGCTATCAGGTGACAACTGAGGTAAATCAGATCCGAATGAAATCAAGGCATTAAGTGAAACAAGGTTCCCGTCCGAGTCGATGATATAGGCTTCCCCCAGATCACAGTCTATATATGTCGGATTACCCACCGTTGATATGGATGAATCAATCGAAGTGGCGGTGTGTCGCACCTGTCTCAATCCTGCATTGAAATTGCTTGATATATCGGAAGTTAGAGTCATTGTTGCGGTGATCTCAATAACTCCCGTTGGTTTATTTGTTGCGGTTATAGTTAGCGTGGAGCTGAACGTTGCGCTATTTGAAAGCACGAAGGCATGAGTTTCGCTGTCTGTTACTGTTTCATTTGCTGACGGGAATGCCGTAAACGAAGTGCAATCTGCGGATAATGCCCACAGATATTTTGTTTCGTTGCTCACACTTGTTCCGTCTATGCTTGTGATAAATGGGGCGCCGACTTTACGATAAATTCCGCAAGTTCCTTGTATGGTAAATGCAGAAATATCATCGCCATCATTAACGCTACTTGCATATCTCGAATAGTCTATGGTTATCGTACCCGTTTTAACATCCTGAGTGTATGTATAAGACAGACTTTCTTCTCCTGCGATCTCTATAGTTCCGACAGACCCATCACTTAATTCGATTTCATAATCGCCTATAGTCAGCGACCCATATCCATACACTTCAAGCATCGGCCTGCTTTCAAACGG